CGCGGAGACCAGAATGTCCGCATTGGACATCGAGAAGCTATACGTCCCTGACGACGTCATGGGACATCACCCCGGCAATAAGCCAAGGCACCCAGGCCGGCGATGTTTAGCTTCATTAGTTCTTCGTGTAGCCCTGTGCCAACTGAAGCACGAGGTCGCCGCCGCTGAGCGCGGCAATGATGAGACGAACACGGCCAACTGGAGCCGTCAGATACGAAACCTTGCTCGCGCTCGTATTCGCCGGGATATCGGTGCTGTCGAACCAGATGGCATCAGCGTCCGCAACATCCGGAGCGGAGATCGACCACTGCGCCTTATACGTCGCTGTGCCGCCAGTCAGCGTCACAGCCAGGGTCGCATTGAACGGCGCAATCGACGGATCGGTGTTAATCGAATCCTTCGTGCCGGTCGTGTTGTAAGTAATGGTCTGGTAGAGGGCCATCAGGACTCGCCCATGTCCGGGTATTTGCGGTGAACGGCGGCAGTCACCCGCTTTTTAAGATCGGGCGTTCCGAATTGACTGACTCGGGCCAAAGCGTTCTGGCCGTGGGCTCGGTCGAATATCGGATAAGAACGGTCAGGGCCCGCAAAGTCCTTATCAGGAAGGGCTTTGCGGTGCTCTGTCGTCAGCTTGGCCATTACGGCTTGGCCGCTTCGGTGTTCTGGGCCGGACGGGCAGCACTCGAAAACGGCGACTTATCGGCGCCAACACGGCCACCGGAGGCGCGGCGCGGACGCTTGTCCATGCGGTGCTTCGGCTTGCCACCTTCCGGCTTTTCAACGACCTTGCCGCCACGCTTCTTTTCCATCGCCTCTTTGACGACGTTCGAGCCGGCGCCGCTATAAACGACGCCGCCAGAAGCCTTCTTCATCTTGTGACGAGACCTAGACATCGCAATATTCCTTCTTACCCTGATCCGTGGGCTCGGTGCGGCTCTGCCGCAAAGTTGAGATTATCGCTCGAAAGCCGCGTACAGGTAGTCAACCGTCATGGTGTTCGCGACAGTGTTGGCGTTCTGGAGCGTGAACGAGACCGTGATGTTCGTGGCGTCCGGAAGGTAGGACGACGAAGCATCGAGCGACCCGCTCTGAGAGCCATTCACGCCGTAGTAAAGCCGTCCCGCGCCGTCATAGAACCACTGGAGAACGATATACGTGTCGTCCGCCATGTTGCCGATGCTGGTCGCAGAGTTCGAGCCGGTCGTGGCGTCCTTGCGGCAATAGACGTTCACCGCAGTGCCGCCGTTCGGCTTGTAGAAGTAGATGCCGTCAGTGGCGTCCAGCGGCGAGGTGTCAACGATGATCATACCAACCTGAACATCGGTATTGGTCGCGTCGCTGACTTTCAGGCGAGCAGCAAACCAGGCCCGCTTGGTCGCCGTGAAGGCAAACGCCGCCGGGGTCTTCTGCAGGGTAACGGCGTCGGTGCCGCCGGCAGTGTTAGTGATCAGAAGCAGGCCGCCGTTGCCGGCGGTCAGGGCCTCGGTCGCACCCGAGTCCGTTTCGGTGACGACCCAGTCACCAGCCGTATAGGTGTCGAAATCGTTCCAGTACTCGTGGAGCAACGTCGGGTCGGGCTGGATCATGGAGGCCGATGCGGTATCGGCCCCCACGTTGGTGACTCCGTCAGGGTAGCGAGTCGTGTCGTTCATCTGACAGCTCCCTTACGAAGACGGGTTGCTGACGTAGATGCAACGCGGCTCGTTGTAGCTATAGCTGTTGCGCTGATACCCCTTCACGAGCAGGTTGTCGGTGCTGAATTCAACCGACATGTCCGTCTCATACGGGGTACGGTTCATGTACACCAGACCATCCTGGTTCGTGAGCAGGTACCAAGCGTACTGGCTGGTCAGGTAATTCCAGACCGCGTAGCCTTCCGGAATGCCGCCCTGAGTGCTCAGGATAGCGTTCACGTCGTTGTTGCCGGTGCCCGGACGAAGCTCGGTCTTGAGCAGGCGGATGGCCTGCGGTTCGAGCTGCGGCGGAACAACCAGCAAGCGCGGCTTGGCGTTCATGCGCTGGTTGGCGTTGTCGCGGAAGTTGGCGTTGATCGCGACCTGAGCATTCAGCAGCGACGTCTCGTTCAGAGACGCAGCCGGCGAAGCCAGGTTCGAGAACGTGCCGCCGTCAACTGGGTGCGCCGTCGAGGCCAGAGCCACGCCGTCACCACCAATCGCCGCGTTGTAGGTCGTGGACGAGTTGAACACGTCGGCCGCAAAAGCTTCGTTGGTGCGGTCGAACGCTTCGTTCAGACCCATGACAGCCGGACCAAATTCGGTCTTGTACAGGTTGTCGTCAATCGCCTTGCGTGTGATCGCGAAGAGTACCGCAAGTTCGTTATGGGTCTGGTTGTAGGTGTAACGCTGGCCGGAGGCGTTATCCGCCTGAGACGGAGCGCCTTCCTGCTTCACGTAAGCCTGCGCGATGTAGCGCATGCTGGTTGACTGTTCCAGCGCCATGTTCGACTTGCGCTCTTTGAAGAGACGCTTGCGAACGGCCGGAAGCTGATCGTATTTGCCGGTGACGGCCCAGAGGCCGGGCAGCAGCAGGTTGCGAATCTGGCTTAGTGCGACGGGCATGTTTCAGGCTCCCCTTAGACGATGCCAGTCAGGGACTTGCGATCCCAGTTATTGGCGGTGACCAGAACGCGGTTATAGGCGGACGTGTTGTCCGTACCGCTCGCGCCCGGAGGAGCAGAGTCGGAGAGGAGACCAACAATCCGGAAAGGCAGAGTGCTTGTGGTGGCAATCGACGCCTGATCGAGAGAGGCTCCAGAGAAGCCAGTCGTCGAGTTGGACGTGCCAATCGTGAAGTTGATGTTCGCGCCAATATCCGAGAAACCAATCGCGGTATTGGTCGCCTGCGCCGCAAAGACCGACTGCGGATCGCTGTAGACGTAAACCTTGACGTCGCCAGCGGCGCCCGAGCCCGGCCAGTAGTTCGTCTGAACGACGCGGCCAAGAGCGGTCGAAAGATATTCGCAGCCATTGAAAATGGCGTCGATCTGCGTAGCGCCAGCGGTCGAACGAGTGACATAGCCCGTGCCGAGCGAGGTCACGGGGTCACCCTGTCCGATGGCAGCGGTGTCGGTGCTGGCGACAAGACGGGTCGTCAGACCCTCAGTCGGTGAGCCGCCCTCAAGGCGGCCGAAATAAGTAAAGCCGTTAGGTGCGTTGGTATTCGCCACGCTATTCTCCTATCGCGCAAATGGTCCCAGAGCCTTGCTGTCCTTCGCGATCCTCGCGACAAACAGCGGGAACCATCGCGGCGCGCGATGGGAGTTGTAGTTGTACTGATATATCTAGCCTGAGTTCGACCACCTGTCCCCTTTTCCTCGGCCGTCCAACGGAACGCCTGGGGACACCACGTCGCCTTGCTAGTTTATGCGGGTAGTCAACACTGACGCCAAATTCTGCGGCAAGGGCATCTTCTTTTTCGCCGGCAAAGTAGCCCGCTACGATAGCATCCCGCTCCCATTCAAGGAGCGAGCGCCGTTTGCTTGTCATTAGTCCTTCGGGATTTCCACGGCGCGGCGGAACACGTTGCGCTGAATCGCGGTCGGATGGTCCGGCTCAAACCCGGCAGACATGCCCGGAATCTGGCCGCCCTTGATCATATTGGCCTGCGCTGCCATGGCGTTGTCACGGGCCGCCCGCTCTTCGGCGCGAGCTTCCAGAGTCAATTCCATCGGACGCCACATCAGGACAAGGCCTTCGACATTGATCTCACCCTGCTGACCGCGCTTGGTGAACATGCCGTCGAAGAGACCGCCCCACATATCCGGGGTTACGGGCTCCCAGCCGTTGATTTCGAAGTTCATTCGGGCTTGAGGCGCAGCCTGACCCAGAACGGAATCGGTCACCCACTGAAGGTCAACCCCGAGGTCGCCCAGTTTGGCGAGGATGTCCTTGTCGATATCCAGCATGGACCGCTGGCTGGCATTTTTACGCAGACGAACCTTCTTGGTCGCCGGTTCTTCCCGAACGGTCGGGCGATTGGCTTGAACTGCTGCACGCGGCATATTGTGATTCTCCTTAGCGATATTTATCGGGATCGGCTTTGCGGGCAGCCTCGAACGACATGACCTGACGGGCATATTCGATTTCCGAGACTCCCATGTTCTTGGCAATCTCGCGCTGTTCCGGGGTGAGCATTACGCGCCCGTTTGACGGGCGACCGTCAGAACCGCGTTCATTTCGAGTGACAGGAGCCGCCGTCATGACATCCGCCTCATTGTGCTCTGGGGCCGCATAGCCCATTTCGGTTTCGAGGAATTTGAAGTAGTCCGGCGTGCCGCGAGACAGGCCCTTGCGCGTCGCCTTGATGTAGGCAACCTCAAGCTCCTTGTTGCGGCTGGCATCCATCAGTGCTTCCGGATGCTTCTTGAGCCAGTCACGCTCGGTCGGCAGGAACTGCGGGTTGGCGTCAATCGCCGCGTTGATATCCTGCGGCGCCTGGTACTGCTGGCGCGGTTGCTCAACCGGGACTTCCTTGCGCTCGGAGATGATCGCCGCAGCCTTTTCAAACTCCCGAAGGTCCGCCGCAGCCCGGCCAATGCGAGCCTGCGCATCGGCAAGGGCATCAGCATCACCAGCCTCGAACGCCGCCTTCAGTGCAGCCTTGGCCGACAGCTGCTCAGCCTGTGCTGCAGCAATGCTTGACTGGATGGCGTCTTCTTCCGTGCGAGCCTGACTCTTGACCGCCTCTTGACGTTCACGGCGAGCCCGTTCCGCCTCCGCCTCGGCGGCGGCAGCCCGCTCATTGGCGCGTTTGGTCGCCTCCTCCAGAGCCTTCATCTGCTCCTTGAGGACGCTCACGCCATCGTCGGTTGGCTCCTTGGCCTTCTTC